TGGCCTTCTGGAGGGTGACCGACATGGTCCTTCGATCAGAGAACTTCACCTGCTTGGAGTCGAGCTCGAGAAGGTACCCAGTCCCGGGCTTCGTCGGATCCGCCCCGTCGACGAGCTCACCCGTGAAGGTCCCTCCGCCGGGGGCCGGAGTCACGGAATACGAGAGGGGTGAATCGACGATGGGGATGGTGGGGAGGATCACGAACGGCGAGCTCAGGCCGTCCTGGACAACCTGGCCCTGGACGGAATACACCTCCACGAAGTCGGGCTCCTGCTCGAACCCGGACGTGTTCACGGCGCTCCTGTAGAGCTGGACCGACACGCCGCTCTCCATCTGGAGGTACGTGTCGATCACGTACACCTGGCTTGTGGGGAAGACGAGAAAGTCGTCCTGCGACACGTAAACGAGGCCCGTGACGGACTCCACGAGGGCCGTGCCGGAGTTCGGGGAGGAGGGGAACCCGTCGGAGAGCTTGAAGAACGAGATCTGGAGGTAGTACCGCGGGCCTGACGGAGGTTCGACGAGGAGCACGTAGCGAGTCTGGTCGGACGGGCTCATGAATCCGGCGAAGGATCCGCACGGGACCGGATAGAAGCTGGTCATCGGTCCGACGAGTGACCTGGTGAGGCCCGACGACCCGACCACCACGCCGTCATAGTAGACGCTCTCCGTGGCGAAAGCGTCGACGTCCGCCGGGGCGAACACGACCCGCCCGGTGTCGTAGGAGAACGCGAAGGATCCGGAGGCGGGAGGGACGATTGAGGTTTCCGTGGCGTACGGGACGGGGGTGAGGTACTTCCTGTAGCCGATCCTGACGCGCGGAGTCTGGACAGATCCCAGGATCGGGTTGAGGAGGAGCTTGTAGCTGACGGACGAACTGTCGGGGAGATTCCCGATGACGCCCTTGCTCTTGGACCTGTCGAAGAAGCCCTGCCGGGTGAAGTACACGGTGCCGCCGACAAGCGACAGATTGGCAAGGTCGGCTGGCCCGAAGTTCAGCTCTCCCTTGTCGAGCGTCAGCTCTGCGGTCCCGGCCGGGGGGCTTCCGAAGTCGACCGCTGACTCCACGATCGACACCGTGAACGTGGCCAGCCTGGTCGGATATCCGACGTACAGCTGATAGGGGGCGTCGGAGTACGGGACCGACGGATCGGGGACGGGGACGATCAGCCGCGGGGAGTTTCCGAACTTCCCGACGAGGTCCGGCGACGACCCGGGCGTGGTGTTCCAGCGCCTGGCGAACGCGTCGAAGTCGAACCTCGTGACAGTGCCCTGGTTCTTGCTCCAGGAAAGCCTAAGGTCCGGAGAGCCAATATCCATCCCCGAGGCTGAGGGGGTCTGGCCTCCGACGAAGACCATATACTCTGACGGCTGTTGGACGGAGTCCAGCTGGCCCTGGTCCACGATGACGGACCGGGCGGGGTACGTGAAGGGGTTGTTCCCGGTGGCGACCCGGACTCCCTCGAGGAGACCCCCGCTTATGTTCAGAGACATGTCGGACAGTACTCCTCAGGTGATCTTCCCTACGCCGGTGCCGGCTCCGGGCAGAATGTTTGGCGGACCGGCTATGACGACGACGCCGATCACGGCGGCGATCACGGTGTCCAGCGACATCCCGACGGCGTCCCCGAGGGCGGACGCCATGGGGCCGGTGAGGCCCGCGGCGGTCATCGCGGCGGCGAACACAGCCCCGCCCGTGCCGGTGGGGACGAGCTGGACCTTCCCAGCCCCTATACCCACCCCGGCGTTGACAGTCTGGACCGAAGCTCCGGCGAGGGAGAGGGACACGGCCATGGCTATGGCGTTCGCCGTCGAGGGTGCGAACGGACCGAGTATAAGGTGACCCGCCATCATCGGGCTCAGGACGCCGAGGATGACGCTCGGGGGGAGTATGAGGCCGAACCCGACACCGGTTCCGGCCCCGAGAGTGCCGGCGTCTATCGAGAGCACGGTGACGGAGGCGGACAGGTACTGAAACAGGCCGTTGGCCAGCCCTGCGGCGAGCTGGCCGCTGCCGGGCCCGATGACGGCGTTCGCCGCGAGCATCCCCTGGAATATGGGGAGGGTTGTTCCGGGGTCTACGGGCATGTCCAGGCTAACCGATCGTCACGGTCGGAACCCCGAGGATCGGGATTCCCGTCAGATAGTCGAGGTGGGGGCCGCCGGGTCCCGGGATTCCGGCGACGGCGAACCCCTGGACGGTCGCGCCGATCTTCGTGATCGGGGTGGTCAGGGAGATGAGGACCCCCGAGGTGATGGCGGCCGCGAGGGCCGAGACGACGGACACCGGCCCCGCGCCGCAGGTAAGGGACAGGCTACCGGCCCCGACGGTGGCCGCCAGGTTCCCAGTCCCGACGTTTATCAGGTTGTTCCCGGTAGCGACGGTCTGGATCAGGTTCCCGGCCGTGACGGTGTCGGCTATGCCGACGCCGGCCACGAGCGTGCGGGTGATGGCCCCGGCGAGCATGGTCAGGGAGTCCACGCCGGAGACGGTCGTGCGGACCTTCCCGAGGGCGTACGTCGTAGTGACGATCTGAGCGTACTGCTCCTGGGTCTTGCCGAGGACCGAGTTCCCGAGGTCGCCCGCGACGGTGTTGATGAGGCCGCCGGCCCCGGCGTTTATCGTGATCTTCTGGCCAGACTGGGCGTTCTCGCCGCCGGCGTTGTTGATTATGTTCCCGCCCCAGGACACGAGCTTGGACCCGGTCCCGATCTCGCTCCCGGACCCGTTGTACGTGACGTCGTCGGCGACGCCCGTGTCCGGATCACCGTTGTGTATCCGCTTGACCCCGCCGTGGAGGTTCAGGACGACGGAGGACCCGGCGTACGGTCCGCCGTTGAACCTCCCGACGTCGAGGTTGATGCCGCCGACCGTCCTCATGTCGAGGCTCAGGTTCCCCGAGTTCTCGTCCGCGCCGATGATGGCCTTGAACAGGCCCTGGAGGTTCAGCTCCAGGGACTTGCCCTTCTCGTCCGGCTCTCCATACTGGGTCTTCGGGATGTGGCACATCACCTTGCCCTCCTTGGTGATGCCGAAGGCAAACTGGTTCGAGCTGCCCTGCTGCGGGCAGTTGATCCTGAAGAGCCTGGCGAGGCCGACGGCGTCCATGATCCCGAGCTTCGTGACCGTGTCCACGGCCTCAAGCGTCGGGAAGTCGGACGGGATCTTCTGGTTGGGGCTCGTAAAGAGCTTCATGCCGAGGACGCGCCTGTACAAGGGCCGGCCGGCGTCGGAGTGAAAGTCGTTCCCGACGACGGTCCCCTTCACGTCCTCCACGTAGGCCGGGAAAGGCGGGTCCACCTGGAAGCCGTCGCCCTCCTCGGTGACGGCCATGATCCCGTCCGAGATGTGGCGGAGCTCGGTCCTGTCCTCGACGTACGCGTACAGCGTGTCGGCAAAGCTGAACCTGTGCTCGCCGTGGACGACGTACGAGATCCTCTGGCCGTCGGACGTGGTGATAGGCGGATAGATCGGATCGACGAGCTTGGAGTTTCCGGACGGGGACACGCCCTCCTCGAAGTTCGCAGACCCGTCCTCCTTGATGAGGCCGAAGTTCAGGAGGGCGTCGTACGCCGCCGACCGGTCCAAAGGCTCACCGTTCGCATCCTTCCCGTTCGCCGGGTCGCCGGGGCTGACGATCGCCACCTTGGCGTCCTCGACCGGATAGAGGTCCGGGAGGATGTTGAAGGCGTTGCGCTTAACCAGTCCGCGGCGGTAGTATCCTGCGGAGTTGCTGGTGAACTCGTTGAGGGTCTGGAGGACGGCCGTCTGGTCGGAGTCCCTGAGGCGGAGCTCGTTCCCGGCGCGGTTGGTGAGGAGGACGTCCCGGTCCAGGATGAAGTCCGACCCGCCGCTCGAGGAGGCGATGAAGTCCCCGGGATACCCCTTCCGGGCCTTGAGCCGGACGACGCCCATGTTGTACCGCGGGTCGTCCGCGAGCTCCGGATGGAGGTCCAGGGCCGCGGCCGCGTCCTCCGGAGGCATCGACATGAACGGCTCGTACTCGCGCGCCGCGAACGTCCCGCTCGTCAGGAACTCGACGATGTACGGGGAGAAGTTGCGCGCCGAAGCGTCGACCTTCTTCCATCCGATCAGGACCTTCGTACCCTTCTCGGGGATGAGGCCCGCCCAGCTCCTCGGGCCGGACCCGGCCGCGGCGGGGAGCGGGACGTCGTGCCTCTCGCTCTGCATCGAGTCCAGGCGGACCGAGCAGACCATCGTCTCGGTGTCGACGTGGACTATGTGGCCGGCGTGCAGGTATGCGAACGCCTCGCGTCCCGAGGAGGAGGCCTGCTTCGGGCCGCCGGGGTGCCGCATGTCGCGCGACATCGACACTCCGCCCTTGGGGACTTCGGGTAGGTCGCCGGGTCCGCCTGTCTTTCCTCCTGCCATGACTGTACGGTACTGATGTAGAGGAGGCTTACCGTGCCACTGATCATTCAGGCAGCCGCGATGTCGGGAAAGATGGTGGAGGGCGCGAGGTGGCTCGTGGACCTCCCTTGGATCCAGGAGGGCCACACCGTTTCCCTGAACATCCCGGTCAAGGACCCGGCCCTGATCGGGTACGTGGGGAGGCAGAACAGCCTGGACTGCGTCGTGGACAAGGAGGACGGCAAGTACAGCATCTCCCTGTCGTGCAAGGTCGTCAGGATCAGGCACATGGTGAGCACGGCGGCCGGAACGACGGAGTCACTCGCCATAGTGTCGCCGGTCAACAGGCTGGCCGAGGGGGTCCTGACGTACGTGCTCACCCCGGCAAAGTGCGACCCGAGGTTCGTCGCGGCCGTGCGCGGCGGTGAACCGCCGCGCGACGCCTAGGGGGTCCCGGGCTTCTTGACCTTCGGCTTCGAGGTCGGGATGGGGTCCACGGGCCCGGGGGTGGTGGAGATGGTCGCGGTGAACGCGGCGCTCTGCGCGTCGACGAGAGGCTGGTTCAGGGCGGCCGGCGACGACGGGTTCACTATCAGCGACCTCAGGTTCGGGGAAGGCCTGCGGGGCTGGACCTGCTTGGGCTGCGGGCTTTGGGAGGGCGGGACTCCGGTGGTGGCCTGAGTGAGGGCCGAGACCGCCGTGGCGTTGGCCGCCGCCGCCGTGGCCGCCGCCGCCTCCGCCGAGGGCTGCGTCCCGACGGTCCCGACGGAGACGCCGACCGATCCGGAGGCGTTCCCGGCCGATACGGCGAAGACGGTGGTGCCGCCGGAAGCCCCGAAGTGCTCGAACGTCTGCTGGAGCTTCTCCTTGCCGTCGTCCCAGGCCTTCTTGAAGTTCTTTCCTGCGGCGGCGGTCATGCCGAAGTTCGAGTTCGCCACCTGGTTCCTGAGGGCGTCCAGGGCGGCCGGGTCCCCGGACGCGGCACGGGCGAAGAGGGGATCCTGTCCGTCATCCCCGAGGATGTTCGTCTGCTCCTCGGCGTCGAAGAGCTGGCTCACGACCCCACGCTCCTCGGCGTTGGAGCGCCCCTCCCTCCTGGCGTTGGCCTCATAGTTCGTCGCGACGAGCTTCTGCAGGTACTTGGTCAGGGCGTCGAAGAACCCGCCGGTCGTCACGTTCCCGACTATGGCGTCCAGGCCCGTGAAGGTGGTCTGGACGTCCAGGCCCGGAAATATCTGCGCTATGGCCTTGTTGGCCTTGTCGTTCTCCAAGGACAGGCTCGTTGGCGATCCAGGTGTCGCTCCGGACGTGATCTTCGCACCGAAAGCGTTCTCCACGTTCTGAGGCTTCACGTCCGCGCCGCTCTCGGCCTTCAGGACCTGCACGATGACGTCCGTGGGGAGGAGGGCAAGCCAGTCGGCGCGCCCTATCCCGCACGAGCAGCTGTCCAGCCCGTCCAGCCCGCCGATCGCGATGGTGGGCTTGAGCTCCCCGAGGGTCTTGGACTTCCTGGTCTGGTCGGCCTCCACGTAAAGGCTGTGCCCGACGTTCGCGTTGATCTGGTTCGTGTACGTGTTCTGATCCGTGAACTGGAACTCCTTTATGTCGGAGGACTTGTTCGAGCCGGTGAAGGTGGCCCCGGTCACATAGTCGTCCGGCTGCATGCGCTCGAACGACGCGGCGAAGTCCGCGGAGCTGCCGTCCTGGGCTCCGACGATCCCGGGGTCGGTCAGAAGCCCGCCCGTGGGCGCGAACTGGACGTTGATCCTGTTGATCACGCCACCCGGAGCGTCCCCGGCAAGCTGGATCTTGCCCCTGTCGATGAAGGCCCCGCGCCCATACTTGTTGTGGCCTATGACCTCGAACCCGAAGTCGTCCGAAACCGGTCGGACCAGTACGTTCAGGCTGGCGAGGGTTCGGACGGTCCCCTGGTTGGCCTTCGTCTGGGTGAGGGCGAGGCTCTCCTCGTCGTAGTCCTTCTGAAGAAGCGCGAGCTTGTCCTTCGCGACCTGGAGCTCGGCTCTCTTGTCCACGATGTCCGGAGGCTCCGTGGCGGTGGTCGTGGAAGTCCCGTCGGGGGTCCCCGGCGTCGGGGGCGCCTTCTTCACGGTCTTCGGGACGGAGGGGAGCTTCTTCAGGAGGACCGTCAGCTGCTTGTCTATATTGGAGACGGCCGTCACCTGCGCGTCGACCTTCCCCTTGGCGGTCTTCACGACCGCGGCCTGGGCGTCCACCGCCGCCTTCTGCTGCTCGGCCTTCTTCTTGTCGCTCCCGGCCGCCACGGTCTTGTCGAACGTGGACGGCTGATTCGGATCCTCTCCGGCCTTGTTCCAGGAGATCGAGTTCGTAGGGATCAGGGTCATCTCCTGGAAGACCCGGTCCTCGTCGCGGGCGTAGTCGTACGCCCCTCCGTTGGTCATGCCGGCCTCGTACCGGTGAGCTCGTAGGGACGATATGGTCTTAGCCCTGGCGTCGCCGCGGAGCCTGGAGAAAGTCTGAGTCACGGTGTAGTCGTAGTTGTACTTCGGACCCGTGTCCTTCTTACCCTTGTCCTGGTTCGCGGGGGCTTTCGACTTGTTGGAGCCCTGCTCCTCGAGTATCTTCGAAAGGACCGTCCCCTCGATCGTCGAGCGGTACACCATGACGGCGTTCGGAAATCCGAGGAGCTTCCCGGTCTTCGGACTACGGACTACGACGGGCTGGCCCATCGTCTCCTCGTTGCTGAGGCCGGCCGTGCCGCCAAGCCGGTTCGGAAAGCCTATCTCGTAGGTCGGAATCTGAACCGAGTTCCACGCACGGCGCCCGTCGACGACCTTGTTCTTGGGCTCCCCGTTCTTCCAAGGAACGCCGTAGTCCCGGACCATCTCGTCGCGCGTGTTCCCGGACTTCTTGATGAACCCAATGTTGTTCGGAGCTATGAACTTTGAGCGCTTGGCGATGAGCGTGAGCGTCGTAGTGGCCTGACCGCCGACCGAGAACTGGTGCGAGATGCCGGTGACGTAGAAGAAGGAATCGTACTTCGGGAACCATATCGGGAAGCCGAGCTTCAGCTCCGGGCGCATCGGGATGGTGACGGATCCGGCCTGCCTCTTCGCATTCATGCGGTCGAGGTAGTCCATGAGCCAGTAGAAGAGCTTCTTGGGGTTTCCGGCCCACTCGCACTGGTAGTCCAGCCGACGCCACCCGTACCTGCGGAGAAGGTGGAAGTCGATGACGCCGGTCCTCGGAGTCGTGATCTCGTCGTTCAGGCCCCAGTCCATGGTGCCGCCGAAGGCGTTCCCGCTCGACGTGATGTGCGTGTATACCTCGGCCTCGGAGTCCGTCACCGAGTCGTCGATGATCTCATAGTTCTGTATCCAGCTGATGGGCTTGTTCGGAAGGACGTTCAGGTTGTAGAACGGGGGCTTGAAGACTATGTCGCCGCTCGGGTCGCAGAAGAACTCCCACCCGGACTGATCGCGGCAGGCCTGGGCGATCGAGAGCTTCGACATAGCCTCGGTCTGGAAGAGCTCCACGTCCCCGGCCCTCGCTAGTTCCTGCTTGAACGGGGTTATCTCGTTCGGCTGGATCTTGAAGACGCTCGTGGCCTGGTTGTTCCCGGAGAGCTTTTCCTCCTGGTTGTTCATCTGGGCCGAAAGGTTGACGGGCGACACCGTGTCGCCGTCCCCCGTGAACGAGTACAGCTCTCCGGACGATCCGTAGATGACGAGGCTGTTCCAGATGTTGGCGAACTTCAGCTGCCAGTACGCCATGACGTCCTTGGCGTAAGCCCCTATGGCCGGACCCTCGGGACCCTTCTCCGGAGTGAAGGACGTGAAGGATCCCTGGGTGATCGAGAAGTCCCCCATCGACTCCTTGGCGAGCTTTATTATGATCGTCGACGGGTTCATCGCGGCGAACTGGTTCTGCCAGAGCTGGTATCCGCCGGCGCTGCCTCCGAAGCTCTCGGTGAACGCCGGGTTGATCGTGACGTTGGTCAGCTCCCACCACCTGAGGATGTCCTTACAGCTTATGGCGAGCGTCGTGGTCCCGCCGGACCAGCTCTTCGAGACGGACGAGACGAGGCCCCAGAAGACCCTGTAGTACTGGGGGAACCCTCCGATGAGGAAATACCCCTTGGCGTACACCTCTATCTCCATCATCGGAATGATGACGAGCTGCCCGTCGATGTAAAAGTCGTTGATGTCGGTGTCGGGCACGGACAGGTTGATGGTCGCGCTCCCGGGGGCCGAGTCGACGGCCGCCTCGGTGGACACCGACGTCATGTAGTCGTTGATGTTGATCTCTCGCCGGCACTCGCCGCAACCGATGACGGACGTCTCCCCCTGGATGGAGACAAACACGTCCGGAGTGAGGACGACATAGGGGCGCTTGTTCGGTACCCAGTTCCCCTTGAATGCGGACTGCCTCATTACGACCTCGTCGTCAGTCCCTGGACGGTGGTGAAGTCCCTGTCGAGGCCGCTGCCCGGCAGGTCGATCTCGTACCTGACCGTGAACTTGAAGCTGTACGACATGTTGTATGGCTTCTCGCCGTCGTCGGTCACGGAGAAGTCGTCGAAGGATCCGATGTAGATCTTGTCGTCATAGTATATGAAGACGCTCATCGAGATCGTCGGAACGCCCATATTGTATGGGTCCTGGTTCGGGGCGCCCCTGAAGATGTGGCCGTTGTTCCTGTACATGGAGACCAGGGACATCAAGTTCTTGTACGAGGCCGAATGCAGGCGGTTGAAGTGGGTGAGCCCACCCTCCCCGTCGGACCTGAAGGCGTACTGTGCGGCGGTCGCCCCGCTGCACGATATGGACGGCGGCCTCTCGTTCCAGATATGGACGGCGTACCCGCGCCTGACCTTCACCGTGTCGACAGTCTGCTCGTAGCTCCTCGTGAACTTCGACGGGTTTACGAGGAGGACGAGAGAGGGGACGCTCTTAGCCTTCAGTATCTGGTCTCGGAGCTCGTTCACCTGGGCGTTCGATATGTCGATCCGGTCTTGATCGGCGGCCTGGACGTTCCTCCCGATGGCGTTCAGGGGATCCCCCGTCTCCTGGTCGGTAATGACGCCGTTCGACATGATTCCGCCGGACACGATGGACGGCCCCTTCGAGGCCGCAGTCCCGTCGGCCGGGACCGCCCCGCTGGCTATGGCGGCCTTGTACGCCGCCAGGTACGACTTGTAGAGGCCGCTGTTCTTCGCCTTCCCGGTGAAGTCGTTTATCTCCCCGGCGGTTATCTTCCCGTCCTTGTTGGCGTCCAGACCGGGGTTCTGCTTGGCGGCGTTCCCGGTGTAGATCACGATGTCGCCGGACTTCCCGATGAAGCCGGGGGCGGCGTTCGCCATGTAGAGGTCGCCGATGTTGTTGAAGTTCCTGCCGTGGCCGACGGCCTTGAAGTACCTCTCGACGTACGGGAGCTGCTGCTCGGCGGTCAGCTTCCCGTAGTCGTTCCGCCAGAAGGAGTCCGTCATGCCCGACGCCTTCTGGGCGGACGGGGTGATCTGGTTCAGACCGAGGGCCTGCAGGATGTTCGTAACCTTCCCGTCCTTGCCGCGGACGAAGTTCGTCGCCTGAGCGTTCAAGCCGCTCTCCGACGTGAGGCAGGCCAGGAGGTCCTCGGGGTTCGCGTGTATGTTGTCGGCGACCTGCTTGAGCTTGGCGTAGAAGGACGGAGGGTGGTCTATGAAGAGGGTCTTCGGATCCTTCACCGGCTCGTCGCTCGTCTTCGGGGCGGCGGCGGCGGTCTTCTCCTCGACCTGGCTGAGCTTTACGGGGACGAAGTTTACGAGGACGTCCGGGGTTATGAATCCGACGATGAACGGCTTCACCGACGTCCTCGCCCCCGACAGAGTCCCGTACCTGTCGCCGCCGATGAGGGCGGCGCCGACGTCCCTCTGGCCGAAGAGGGCCCTCATCTGGCTCAGGTTCGTGACCCTGGAGAAGACAATGCCGTCGAAGACATCGTTGGCCGACAGAGGGCCGTCCTCAGTCCTGCTCATATCAGCCCTCCTCCGTCCCCACGTCCGAGGACTCGACCGGGAAGCTGTAGACAGTCTGCTCCGCGCGGAACTCCCACGTGAGCTCGAAGGACCAGGGCTTGTCGTCGGACTCGTCCACCTCGAACGTCGTGAAGTGACCCAGGAACATCCCGCGGTCGTAGATCATCATGACCTTCCCGCGAATCGCGGGCAGGCCGTTCCCGTCGAACACCACGCCGTTGTTGTGAAAAACCTCGAGGAGGTCCTCCTGCCGCTCCCAGGCCATGGAGTTCCTACGGCCCGTGGAGCCTCCGCCGGCGGTCCTGGTGTCGGATCCCGCCGTGAGGCCGGAGTCCGGAGTGAGGAAGGCCCCGGTCGAGTGGGAGGCGGACAGGGTCGTAAGCTCGTCGGGCCAGACAAACTCGACGAAACCGCCGTAGGTCGGGACGACGTTCTTCGTCTTCGCCATGTGCTCCTCGAGGGAGCCCGGGTTCGTGTGGAGGGCGAGCATGAACGGAAAGAGGGGCTGGAGGCTCCCGGGGACCGAGATCTGGAAGAGTATGGGGCGGCCGCGCCTAGGGCTGTAGCTGGTGTTCTTGTCGTCGGCCTTCGGATTCGGCCTGTACGGGAGTCCTACCTTCGCGGGCATGTCATTCCACCGTACTCAAAAAAGAGCGCGAGTCTAGGCGACAGGTGCGGAAGCCCGATAACCTGCCTTCCGGAGCCTGGAGCAGATCCGGCAAAGACGCCGCCCGTCGCGTCGAACGCGCGCATCCTCCATGGAGTGGCCTCTCTTGCAGCGAGTCTGGACAGGACGGGCGGCGTTGGCTGCCGAGAGAACCTCGGTCATCCTCGCGCGGTAGGCAGGGTCTTCCCATCGAGACCGGGAGATCTCTGACAGCCTCGCCTTCCGCTCCGGATCGTCGAGTGTGGCCTTCAGGGAGGCGGAGATCCTGGAACGAACTTCCGGGTCACGGGACGCCCTCACGGAATTCAGTCTCTCCAGATTCTCCGGAGTGGAGGAGGCCGCGGACATCCTCGAACGGGTCTCGTCGGAGACGGTCCTGGAGGCTACCCTCGAGGCGTAACCGGTATCCCTCCAGAGGGCCTTTGAGGAGCTAGAGATCCTGGCCTTCACCTCCGGCCGCGCGTTCGATGCCCTGGAGGCCGCGGCGACCCTCGCTTTGACGTCGGGACGAGCATGGGCGGCCTTGGACGCTTCGCTCATAGCTTTCAGGCGCTCCGGATCAGCGTACACGGCCGAGAGCTTCTCCCGGACGTCCGGGCGCGCAAGAACGGCCTTTGATGCGGCCACCCGCCTGACCTTGGACTCCGGCGTAGAGCGGGTGGCTGAGGCGGCTCCACGGGCTTCACGGGACTGAAGGTGGGAAAAGTCTCGAGCCTCCTGCTTCGAACGAAATTCCGGATCCTTCCATTTGGCTTTCGCCGCGGCGACCGCCTTTTCCCGGTACTCGGGACGGTCCCATGGGTTGCGGATCGGATGCGGAGCATGACTGCCGCCCTTTGCAATATTGAACCCGAATTGAGGGTCCCTGGTGTTCAGGAGGAAGATCCAGACCTCCTCCACGAGATTCGCTTCCTCAAGATCATGACAGACCCCGAGGACGTGATGTGTGAAAGCGTCCTTCCCATAGACACGGATAGCATTCGCAAAGTGCGAAGTGACGAACTTCTTACTGCCTGTCCGATTGGAATTGTAGACGTGACGATTCCACCGTTGAAGGACGGTCATTTTCGTCAGTCCAACGTAGAGACGGCCTGACTCGACGTGCACATGGCAATAGATCGTCCATCCCATCTCATGGGATGAGCATTAAAGGACTAGTCAGTATTGGCTATCTGACCGATCCGACGGGCTACCTCGCTAGCGGGCACGCCCTGGGCGTAGACGACCACGTTCGTCGTCTTCCCGCCCCCGCCGCCCTTTCCGGCGACGCGGGCGTCGCTCGCCGGCATGACGATCTCGCCCTTGTGGAGGCTGGCAAGGTAGTTGTCGTACGGAACGCCCATGAGGCCGGTCGCATGGCTCTTGGCCTTGTCGATCATGTTCTTGATGTCGTTCTCCCCGGAGCCCGCCCCCGCCAGGTCCTTCAGCTGGAGCCCGGAGCCCAGCAGGTCCTCGCCGCTGGCGGCGAGGGACTTCTTGAAGGACTCGTCGCCCATCTTGGCCTCGATGACGGCGAACTCGAGGAGGGCGGTCCTGAATGAGTCGAGCGTGGACGTCTTCAGGACGTTCGCATACTTGTTCTTCATCCACGAGTCCTCGAACTTGATGCCCTTCTTCATGAGGGACAGCAGGTCCGACGTGTTCTGGTAGTCGTCCGCGGCGTACTTGGCGATCTCCTCCTGGGACTTGCCTGAGTCCTCCATGACCTTGACCTGGGCGTCGTGGCCCGGAGGGGGCTCCGGCGTCTTCGTCGCGGCGCCAGGCGGGGCGCCGGGCGGAGCGCCGACGGCAACGCCGGGAGCTCCGACGACGGCGGCCGGGACGGTGTCTGCGGCCGAGGATACGCCCGTTTGAGCACCGCCCATCTTCTGGACGAAGTCTTTTTCAACGTCATTCGAGTCAGAAACTAGGTCATTTGCCTTCTTCTGCGCGTCCGTCTGTCTCTTTGTGGCAGCAATAGCGGTCGGATCCCCGACCGCTCCGACCCCAGTACCGCCCCCGGCGAGGGCTCCGGCTACCCTCCCCAAGTTGTTCATCATCTTTACTTCGCCACCCGCCTGACCCTTCACATATCCAAGCGAAGCAGTGGTGGTCTCAGTAGCCTTCTTCTTGAGCTCCTCGACCTTCGCCGTATCACCCGCCGCCTTCGCTTTTTCTATCTCTTTGAGAATATCGAGGAATCTCTTGTCTTGATCCGGATCCCCGCGAAAGAACTCGCCCCCGAAAGCCTTCTTTTGCATCTCGAACTGAGCGACAGACATGTCCCCCATCTTGTCCAACATCGGCTTCAGGGTGGTAATCTGACCCTCAACACCACCTGTGTCACCGAAGCTCGTCTTAGAGGCGGCGGTCTTGATCAGGGATGTCATCCCGGCGAGGTCCCCGCCGACCTTCTTCTTCTGAACATCCGTGAGCTCAGTGTTAGACTTAAGAAGGGCTTGCTGGTTTTTCTCCGCGTCCTGGGCCGCGGAGACCTGGAACGCGAGCACCGATTTTTGGGCGGCGACGAGAGCCTTGGCAGCCGGGTCCGGGGCAGAAACGAGGTCGAAGAACTCCTCGAGAAGAGATAGTATCGGTTGGAGAGTGTTGAAGATCTTTTCAAGGAAGAATCCGACGACGCTCTCCAGTTTGTCGCTGATCGAGGCCTGAACGTTATAATTCTCGGCTGCAAGATCCTCAGCCGACTCTGTCTGGGACTTAGTGCTAGCCATTTGTTCGGCGGCAGCCTGCTTGAGCATTTCCTCGAGGCCCTTCGGATCAGCCTGGGCCATTTTAGCGAGCGACTTCTCAACTTCGTCGTCCGACGCTGCGGCCTCTTTCGTGCCGGCCTTAGAGAGTCTATATGTCTTCCTAAGTGATTCATTCAGGCTCTTGGACGACGTCTTACCGGTTTTGGCAATGGAGACGTTGTACATCGCCATGTTGTCCTTCAACGCAAGAATCGCTTTCAGTTGTTCCGCATTAATCCCCATCGCCGTAGCGGTGACCTCGCCCAGACCGCTGAGCGCTCCGCTTGGATCGAAGGCTCCGGCGGTAGACTCAAGCATGGTCATGCGGGCGTACATGCCGGCACCCTTCATCGCGGACGCGACATTCAGGACGTCACCCTTCTTCAGGGATGCCATACTGCGAGCGAGCTCTTGGGCCTTCCCGATGGCCGCCGGGGCCACTCCAAGCGCAGTGGCCTTGGCGGCCACTGCTGCCATGGCTTTAACAGGGTCGGCCTGCTTCAGGGCAGCTTGGACCTCGTCGCCAAGGCCTCCGAATTCTTTGCCTATCGCTTTACCGGTGGCCGTGAAGTCCTTCTGAAGTATATTGGCGACCTTGGCCGGGCCGATGACGAAGGCCATCTTCAGGCGCTGCTTGAAGTCCAGCTGGTCGAAGCCCTGACCCATTGTCTTCATGAAGGACTTCATGGCCTTGGCGTCCATTGTCTTCGACAGCAGCTTAACCGTCCCGATAAGCTCTTCCATCCGGTTGTTGAAGAGGCTGACGTCCGGAAGAATGTTGTGGAACACGTCCATCATTTTATGGACCGGAATGTTGGCCATGGCGGCGGTCTTAACGATGTTGTCCATCACGCCAACGACGTGTTCGTGAGATATGCCGATGTCCGAGACGAAATCGCCCATCATCTTAGCAACGTCTCCGGACTCAACGCCGAGGGCCTTCCCGTAGACAGTAGCTGAAGTGACAAACTTCTTGATGCCTTCTTCGAGGTTTCCACCTCCGAGCTGTTCCATCATGACCTTGGTCTTGGCTATCGACCCGGTAGCTGCCATGCCGAAGGCGTTAATGTCGGCCATGGCCGACTCAGAGTTCTTCCCGAACCGGAGAAGAGACTCAGCAGAATTGATGGTGGCGGTGCGGATTTGGTCGACGGACTTCCTGTAGGCGTCGTTCGCCATACCCATGTCGTTGGCAAAGCCGGATCCCTTCAGAAGGGCCTTATTCAGCTGGGTTTGATGGGCCGATGCCATCATGAGGAGCTTCACGAGGGCCCCGACGGCGACCACGACGCCGCCGATTATTGTGACGGCGGATCCCATTGCCGCCATGGCACTCTCGGCGCCAGCTCCTTCACCGGCCGCGGCCTGGCCAGCCTTGGAAGCGCCGCTGATGGCTCCCTTCCCGACGGCCCCGATGGCATCCTTTGCGCCACCAAGGCCGCCCCTCGATATACCGTCGAACACCCCTTTGAACATATCCTGAAGGCTGAAATTTCCGGCCTTCTTCAGAGTGTCTATCTGGGTTCTTTGAGCCTTGGAGGCCGCCTTGACATTCTTCTCACTGTTCTTCCAGACCTTGGACTGAGACTCGACCTGCTTGTACAGCTTTGAAAGGACGCCCTGGACCTTCTTGGACTCGATGGAGAGGCCGGCCTTCGCCCCGGGGTCGGAGGTCTCCCCCATCTTCTTGGCGACTTCTGCGGCCTCCTTCTTGGCCTCGTCGATGGCCTTTCCGAGGGAGCCGAGCTTCTTCCCGGCGTCCTGGGCGCCCCTGGATATGCTGCTCCCGAGCGCGGCCGCGGCCGCGCCGATCTTCATGAGCTCCTTGGCGTTGACCTGCTGGGTCTTGCCGAGCTTCGTCCAGTCGACGCTGGCCTTGGCCAGGCTCTTCTGGAGGGCCTTAAAGTCCCTCTCGGCCTCCTTGACGGACTTCGGATCGATCTTTACGACGATCGGGACTTCAAGCTTTACCTGTTCTTTAGCCATCCGTCACCTTCCCCCGTCCTTAGGTCCGCCGTCCAACGGCCCATCGGAGGTCTCTTCCTCGCCCGGGGAAACCACCCTCCGGTGCATCTCGAGCTGGTGCATCTTGGCGGCCTCCATCCTCGCGAGGTAAGCGTCGGCCTCGGCCCTCCCGCCGATGATCCTCGAACCGCCGCCCTGAGCGTCGTTCACCCTCGGACGGGAGAAATAAAGGCGCTTCTGGTCCTCTATGGCGGCGGCCCTGTCCCTGAGGCCCCTCTCACGTGCCTCGACGACGGTGTCGTGGAAGTCCTTCTCTCCGGAGAGCGCCGCCGACAGCTGATCGGCGAGCTCCTCCACGGAGTCCGCCCGGAAGCGCTTGGCGACATCGGCCTGCCGGCCGTCGGGGAGCCTGACCGTCTCCGTCGGGTCGGGGGCGCCGGCGAGGCGGTTCAGGTATGCGTGGAGGGCCAGCATCTTGGCCTCCTCCCGGTCGACGCGCTCCTTCTCATGGCGCATCTTGTCCTTCTCGTCGATGGACCTGATGCTCTTTCCGGCAAAGCAGGAGCCGATGAACTTGGCGTGCGACCAGTCCTTCTCCATGGAGTCACGGAGGTCCTGTATGTTGTTCATCGCGGTCCAGACCTGCTGGCAGTAGTTCATGCCGAGGTCGTCCGTGCCGGGGATGCCGGTGCACGAGGACGCGTTGATAGGCTGGCCCTTCACCTGGAGCCACTTGTAGCGGGACCTGTTCTCGTACGAGTAGGGCTCGACGAGCGGGAAGAGCCTCGACGCCCTCTCGTTCAGCGCGGACAGGTTCTCGACGACCTTGTTCTGGACCTGGACCGGGAGCCTCCCGACGAGCTTCATGAGGCGGACGATGTGGTTCGGCCTGTCGTGCAGCACGTTCTGGCCGTCGGCCATGAGCACGCTGTGTGCTATGAAGGAGCTCCGGAACGAGGCCCTGGACTCGGCAGACGTGGCCCCGTACGGCCTCATGAACTCTATCATCCTCACCTCGTTCGCGTTCAGGGTCTTGAACACGAAAGTCCTGCCCTGGACCACGGAGGAGCTGTGCAGGAAGCCGGTGAAGACGTACTTCTCGAGCTCAGACCAAACCCCGTCGTCTACCTTCTTGTAGACATCCGGGACCGTGATCTTTATCCTGCGCTTCCCTTCCTCAGGGACGGGTGCGCTCATTCGTCACCGAGGGGGAGGCTGAAAGCGAGGATTCCGGTTGGAATGAGGCTTGTCGATTTCGGGAGGAGAGACTGCCGTCCGGCGTGACGGCTCCTCGATGACCTCGGACGGGACGGAAGGCGTACCGACGTGCACGGGGCCGTGGACGCCAGGGTGGCGGCTGACGACCGGTACGGGTATGGGGCCGACGGCCTGCATCGGCGGGGGAGCGGGGGCTGCGTTCGGGTTCGGATGCTGGACGGGGGCTCCCGAGGGGGCGGCGTCCCTGAGCGCCGCATCCTCGGACTCCATGATCTCCCTGGCCCTGCGCGGGACCGGATCCGGAGAGGGTGGGGCTCGGTCTGGCACCTGGCGGAACGGGTCGAAGTCGTCCCCCACGGGAGGGGCCGCCCGGACCGGCTCGTCGGGGACTTCCTCGTCGAGCTCCTCCCTCCGGGCGGGCTCATGGTCGGGATCCACGAGCTGGTTCATGCCGAGCTGCTCGCGTAGCTCTGTGACCTTCACCATGAGGTCGGCGAGCTCCTCGCGAGGATCCTTGGTGTTCTCGAACTTGACGTCCTTGAGGTTCTGCTTCTGGAATGACTCCATGAGGTCGGCGTAGACCGCGAACGCGTCGTCGACGAACTGGGCGCCCCATCCGGCCATCTTCCCGTACAGGTATCTGTCCAGGGACACCTTCACGGGCTTCCTTTCACGGTCCAGGGACGGAAAGACGGGCACGCCGTCCCTGTACGGGCGGAGGTCGGTCTCGTTGATGCCGACGACCGAGTGGGAGAGCGTGATGCGCTTCGTCTCCCCGATGACGTTCGACTTCGGATCCGCGCTCGTGATGGTCTCGACGACCTTCCCCTGTCCGACCATCGTGAGGGGGGCGATCCACAGCACAACGTCCCCGACCTTCCTCTTCCAGAGGACGTTGGTGCCGACGTTCGTGAGCGCCGACTCGAGATCGTTGAAGAAATCCGCTTCCATTCAGGGTCGCCTTTCGGATGGATGTCCGAACTGACCCTACCGGCGGACACGGATCGGCCCGGGCCGGGAGGTCCCGATCCGGGCCGAAGTTGGAGCCGGTCAGCCGGCTCAGGGAATCAGACGTGCCGCCGCCGAGCCGCCGCTCGTGTAGAGGCGGGAGCCGAAGCCCTTGAGCGGGTTGTTGCCCGAGTCGAGGAGGTCGCCGTACGTGTCGGCCGAGACGCCGTAGAGCGAAGTTCCGTCCGTGACGTCGGTGCAGGTCGCCGCGGCGTCCTCCACGACGATGGCCGAGTCGCTCGGGAACGAGACCGAGATGCTGTTGAGCCAGCAGGCCTCGAAGTACGTGATGAGGGCGAGGGTGCCGCCGTCCGTGTCGGGGGTCTTCATGAGGATCTGGCTGATGTCCTGGTTCACGACGAGCTCGGAGAACACGAGCTCCGAACGGATGTCGAAGGGCCACTTGTGCTGGCGGAGCGACCGGACGAGGCCGTCGACGCCGGCGCGGTAGCCGAGCTCCTGCATGATTCCCGCGGTGTACAGGAGGGTCCTGTTCAGCGTGAGCGCCATGGGCTCGGTGACGCCAGGCACGAGCTCCTGAATCTTGTCCCCGAAGCCGACGCCGCGCACCGGGTCGACCGCCCTGGACTCGCTGAAGTCGAAGGTCGACAGGACGCCGACCTGCTTCTGCTTGGGGGTCGAGGACGTGTACGGCGTGCTGAAGACGCGGTTCTTCTGGGAGATCGCGACGCGGGTGTTCGGGGAACTGCCGCGCCTGTAGATGTAGGTGTCGCTATCTGCCCTGCTCATGCCAAAAAGGAGGCATTAAGCCTTTAGGAGTTTCCTACGTACATGAATATGTTCGATCCGGCGGCAGCGGCGCGGACGAAGGCGGCCAGAAGGAGGTTCCAGGCCAGGGAGCTCCTGCGCAAGCTGAAGACAGGGCCATGCGAGGACTGCGGGAACCCGGACCTCCAGTCCTGCCAGATGGACCTATGGAAGGACGAGGGGACAGAGTCGCCGTCCCGCATGCTCCTCCTCAGCCTGAAGAGGATAGCCGTCCGGGCGGCCGAGTGCACGCTCTTGTGCGCCAACTGCTCGAGGCTCAGGACGTGGAACCTGGACAGGTTCCGAAGATCCGGTCCGACGTAGACGAGCGGTACGATCAGACGATCGTACCGCTCGTGGTCACTCCTCCGGATCCCACTCCTCGGCCCGCTTCAGGAGGTTCCTGATGAGGGAGGACGCGGCGACCTGGACGGTCGAGACGGCCTTGCCGATCTCGTCCGCGACGACTCCGGCGTGATGCCCGGCGACCTTCTCGTGCTCGGCCTCGGCGAGCTCGGTCGAGAGCTTCTCGAGCTCGGCGGAGAGCTTCTCGAAGGCGGCCTTCGCCCTGGGCGCGGCCTTGCGGACCTTCTTGCCGTACTTCGAGATCTCCTTCTCGTAGCTCCTGTCGTCGCCCGGGCGGTCCATGATCTTCTTGACGATGGACGTCACGTCGCGCTTCCGGCCCTTAGCCTCGAAGAAGCGGGCGGCGACCTTCGAAGCGACCGTGTCCGCGCGGAGCTCCGGGCACGACGGATGGTGCACGCCGCCGGCGAACCGGACGGGTGACTGCTCCGGGCCGTGCCACGCGAACGTCGCGCAAGAGGCGCACTGGTGTTGTGGGACCGTGGACAGCCAGGACGCGGCGACGCGCGAGGCGACCGTCCCCAGGATGGGGACGGTCTCGCTCTTCTGCGCCCATTGGTCCTTGTCAGGAGTCTCGAACACAGTGCACCTATATCCCTGGATTGTGAGCTTGCCCGAGAGCGAGGCGCTCTCAAGGACGTCCGCGGGGATCTTCATGACCTCCCACTGGCCGTCCTCCCGAAGGTGGAAGCCCGGACCGGGCTGAAGCCTGGGCTCAAGCTCCGGCACGGCAGGTCAGCCGTGCTTCGAGAGCTTGCCGACCGCGGCCTTGAAAGCCGCCTCGTCGCCCGACTCGAGGGCCTCGTTCGCCTGATCGAGGAAGTCCTTGAGCATGCTCTTGCCGGCGTTCGACTTCGGGAGCGCGGTCTCCTCCATCGCGGCGAGGATCTTGCGGATGTCCCCCGCGACGAGCTCGGGGCTCGGGCTCTTGGAGGCGTCGATGGCGGCCGCGATCTTGCGGAGGTTCGTGGAGACGTCTGTCGGCTTCATGTTGGTCACTTTCCTTCGCCGTGATGGCCCTTGTTGCGGCGCTCGAAGTAGAACGTCGCGTTCTTGCCCTGGTCGCCGTACAGGCCGTGGACGGCCTTCTCGATGGCCTCGAGGGGCTTCTCGAGGTCCTGGACGGTGTCGATCTCGGCGAAGACGCCGGCGACCTTCTCGATGATGCCCGCGATGCGAGGGCGGAGGTGCGCGTAGGCCGGGCGGCCCGACGCCTCATGGGCCCTGTGGAGGCCTGCAAGGATTGAGGCCATGCGGGCGTAGTTCCGGGCCGGGACCGCGGCCGCGGAATGGAGCTTCTTGATCTGATCCCCGATGGCCTCGAGGTCGGCCTTGGCCGAGCTCTCGCCGAAAGAGCCCTTGAAGCCGTCGGGCCTCTCGACCTCGCCGCCGCGGAGGAGGGCCGCCTCGTCGTTGAGGACCTGGACCGTGCGCGCCACGGCCGCATCCTGGGGGTCCATCTGTGCGAGGTGCTTGACGGCGGCGACGATCTTGCGTGTGTCCATGTGAGGTCCTCTCGTTGATCTTGGTAAAGGAGGCCTATCGATCAGCCGCCGATGCGGATTTCCGCCTCGGCCTCGACGTAGTCATGAATGCAGTAAAGTTCTTTCATGACCAAAATCTGTCCGAAGTGCGAAATTCGAAAGTCTCTCTCAGACTTCTTCAGAAACTCTTCCAAAAAAGACGGGCTGCAGGCAATATGTAAAAAGTGCGTCGGCCAGAACTCATCAAGCTACTACGACAAGAACAAAGACAGCCTAAAGTTGTCTATTGAAAAAAGTAGACTGAAGAGGGCGAAAGAGAACAAAGAGTACGTCCTGAAACACCTGAAGTCAAACCCGTGCGTCGACTGTGGAGAGAAAGACCCTTTGGTTCTCGACTTCGATCATGTGCGCGGGACTAAGAAGATGAACGTAGCAGCCATGATTCAGAGGGGAAACTCCGTTCAAGCCATCGAGGATGAGATAAAGAAGTGTGACGTCAGGTGTTCCAACTGTCACAGGCGCAAGACGGCCAAGCATCAGGGATGGTTCAAGGTAACATCGACCTTGTGATGCTTGAGAGCCCTCTGACCCAATTGATAGTTCTTCATCACCTGGTCGGCCGACGCGTTCAGCTGGTCGGCCGTCAGGACGCAGACCCTGCCGTCGTCCGACACGCAGCCGTCGGCGGTCGCGCGGATGACGGCCGACTTGGCGAGCGCCTTCACGTAGGCCCCCGTAAGGCCCTCGGTCATGTTGATGAGGGTCTCCCAGGTCTCCTGGGACACGCTCGAGTCAACGACCGAGTGATACTGGATCAGGAACTTCTTGAGCATGTCCGACCGGTCCTGGGCGTCCGGGAACGGGATTTCGATCTTCACGTCAAAGCGTCCGGGCCTGTTGACGAGGGCCTCGTCCATGGAGGCGATGTCGTTCGTCGAGGCGAGGACGACGACGCCGGCGTTCTCCTGGGCCCCGTCGAGGCACGCGAGGAACTCGTTCAGGACGTGAGGGTCGGATCCGAGCACGCCGCTCGAGCGGTCGCGGCCGAACAGGTCCATGTCCTCGATGAAGACGAGGCACGGGGCGAGGCCGCGGGCGGCCTCGAAGAGGGACGTGACGTCCCTGGAGCTCTCGATGGACTTGCCTGTGCACCAGACACGCGTGACCCGGCCGTCGACCTCGTGCGAGATGGCGCGGAAGATCGTCGTCTTCGCCATCCCGGGCGGCGAAATGAGGATGACGTTCTGGTTCGGGCACATCCCGAGGCCGGCGAGCGCGTCCATGTTCTCGAGGACGCCGACCGTGTTCTGGTGGATCGACTCCTTGATCGGGTCCTTCAGGACGACCGAGGACCACGAGGTGGACGTCACGGCGGCGAAGTCGAGCTTGCCGCGGACGAAGTTCAGGCACTGCTTGAAGTAGATGTCGTTGGCGGCGATCGAGGCCTGAAGGTCGCTGAAGAAGGCCTCCGCCGCGGCCTGCTGGCCCGGGGCGACCATCGCGGACACCGCGCAGGCCATGGACTCATAGCACAGGTCGATCGAAACGAACAGCCTCGACCCCGTCCCGCGGTGCTGGACGAAGAAGTTGCCGAATACGGGGAGGGTCTTCTGGACGCCCGGGGCGATCGAGAGCTGCTCGGACTGGACCCTGTAGGAGTAGTTGCCCTTGAGCATCTCCTTGAACTCGTAGGAGTCGAGGAACGGGACGAGCTCGTACTGGGCGAGGGGTCCGGCGAACATGTTGGCGATGGCCCACGCGTTCAGGTCGCGGAACACGGCCGGATACTGGCGGTTCAGCGTGACGCAAGTGTGGAGCTCGCACCCGAGCCACAGCTCCCGGACGTGGGCGTGGGGATCGGCCGGGACGCGGCGCTCAGGCACGCGACGAGAGTTCCTCTCGTCGATCTTCGCGAAGTACGAGTCGACCAGGTAGTTGACGACGCCCCCCATGGCGGCGTTGACCCCGTACTCGGATTCCTTCAGCCTCCCGAGGTAGGCCGCCGTCCTGCGCATGAGTCCGCCCATGCCGGGACCATACAAAAGGAGGCTAGGACGGGGGTGTCAGGGGGCGGGGCGAACCCATATCTCGAACGGCCCGTACTCGATCTCCACCATGAGCTTCTCGTTCGGGGGCACCGGGCCAGAGTTGCACACGGAGCTGAAGCAGCCCAACGGTTCCCCGGACTTGACGCCCTCGACGAGGTCCTCCACGACCTTCCGGTACACGTCTGCGCTCACGGACATCTCGGTGGTCTCGCCGTCATCGTACGACTTCAGGAGAGCGCGGAGGTACTCGACGCTGACGGTGCCCATCAGTCGTCCTCGTCCTTGCGGGCGGGGAGCTCCTTCAGGCGTGTCATGAGGTCCGGCTGGGTGAGCTTCTTCATGACCGCGTCCATGCCGGTCACCATGGCCTTGAGGCCCTGATCGCGCATCCGGCCCGGATCAATCTTGGACCGCGTGTCCTCGAGGCGCCGGATTCCGTTGTGAATGCGGCGCTTGTTCTGAAGAAAGTCGGTCCCGGCGACGTCGTCGTCGTCGACGGTGGCCCGGATGCCGAGCTCCTGGTCGCGGGGGGCCGCGACGGACCTCCGGCCATAGCGGTCCCAGAGGGACCGTTTGATCGCCCCGATCTTCTTCCGGATCATGACGACCTCGGGCGAGTCCGGGCCGGGAACCCTCGGCCTGATGATCGCATGCTTCGCGATCCAGGTGTACGGGACAAAGCGCATCGGCATGTGCTGTGCCGCCCAGTCCAAGAACTGGGCGGCACGATCCACCTCGTTGAGGGAATGATCGGGGACGAAGTCGCTGAACGAGGCGGACGCCGGTCGCGAACGCCCCCTGGCGGGCTCGGTGTTGCGCGGTTTGCTAGCGGCCTTCATGATTTCTGTCTCCGTTCTCATTCTTCAGTCCTTCCGCATACTTCTCCAGGACGGCGTACGACTCGATCACAGCCTGATACTCTGACTGCGCGCTGTGCGACCCGTTGTTCCGGTCGGGGTGCAGCGGGCCTGCTCTCTTGAGCATCGTACGCTTGCAGAACCTGAGATCTACGGCATGCCCGTACACGTACGGGAGGTTCAGGACCTCGCACGCATGCCTGAAATGCTCGCGCGTGACCCTCTGCCTCCGGACGTCCTTCCGGGCGACCGACCTGGAGGCGGTGACGCGGCGCCTGAGGTCCTCGGCGGCCTCGCGCACATAGCTTAGGAAGTCGTCCTTCGCAATCCGAAGGTTGAGGGCCTCGTCAGCGTCAGGATCGGCGAGGCTAGAAAGGACATAACTGTCGGCCAGGGACATGAGCTCGGAGAGAAACTTCTTCGACCGGGAGTTCTGGGACGACGATCCGTCGAAGTTGTAGTCCTTGGGACGGTCGGACGGCCCCGGAACGGACGGGGGGTCAGAAGGACGAGGGGTACGGCCGCCGGGGCCGGACTTCCGGAAGACCTTCCCTTCCGGGGAACGCGCCATGTACCCCAGAGAGTTGTACCCGTCGATCACGGACCTGACGGCGTCCTCGTGGGTGGCCTGCCCGGAGGTAACGATCTTGCGGGCGTCCCTGAAGAGGCGGATGACGGTGTACAGCGAGGCGCCGGAGTCCGCCATGCCCCAGAAGGGATCCGCCCAGGCACCAGCCCCGATGAGATTGCTGCGGTGCTCATACTCGGCGGACGTCCCGCCGAGAGCGGAAGCGAGCCATTCCCTCCTGTCCCCCTTGGGGACGTCCGGGCCGAGAGAAGAATAGTGGACCGCCCAGATCCTCCTCTCGGACTCAGCCTTCTGCTTCTCGCTCATGGCGCCGCACTCGCTCTTGTAGGCGGCCACGAGCTTGTCGAGCTCATTCATCTTCGGACTCCTCGGAGAGGGCGTCGCGGAGGACGCAGATCTCTCCCGAAAGACGTCCGGCCGCCTCGGCGATCCTGGACATGCGGTCGGACTCCATGCGCTCCGCTGCGGACTTCACAGCCCCGACTACCTCCTGCCGGATAGAATTTACAGACGAAACGGCCGACTCCAGCCTCGAGGAGAGGGACGCGACTTCTTCGCGAATGCCGGAGCTGTCGACGATGGACGGGGGAGCAGGATCGGCAGTCGCGGACTCCATGGACTTCAGCCTCTTGGAGAGGGAAGACTGTCTCTCCCTGATGGCCACGACCTCGTCCTTCACGAACACGAGGGTCTCGGCCATCTGAACCTGGAGGTCCACGGACTTGGCGAATCTCTCGACCATGAAAGACAGCAGATCGTAGACCGCGGCAGAGTCGACGCGGCGCGGACGGACGGGGACCTCGGGGGCGACATCGAGCTCGTCCTCTCCCGTCCCAGGACCGACGGCCAGGTCGGGCTCGGGCTCGAGCTCAGGCTCGAGGGGCGCAGGAAGGACTGCCCCCATGAACTCCGCGACGGCGGACGGCCCCTGAGTCTTGAGTTTTTCCATAAGGGAGCTCACGAAGAACCGGTTCTTCACCTTGTAGAACGGGGACCACTGGCCGACAGTCCTGCTGTCCATGGCGCCCTTTGCGACGAGGACGTCGAGGAAGGGGCCGACCCCGTCAAGAACCCCGTCCTCCTTGAATCGCCGATATGCGGCCTCCACGTCCTTGGAGGACCCGTGGGCGGGGACGGTCAGGTGGTCGAGCCGGATGGGCTCCCCCTTGGCAAGGGAGGAGAGGGCGACAAGGACGACCGCATGGAGATCCTCCCACCAGGACTCGCTGACCGGCTTCATGGAGATCGGTACCCCGGCGGGGGTCAAGACTTACGCTCCGGGGGGTACGCGACGACGCGGTCCCTGATGATGGCCGTCTGGGCGTCAGCGCAGTTCAGGAGAAGCCCGAGGGAAGGGCTGTCCAAGTGCCTCTGGACGTCACGGTAAAGGTCGTACGCACGGACGCGCAAAATCCGAGGGAGGCGACCGCCGCCGGGGGAGGTGCGGAAGACCAGAACGCACATGTTGGACCCGCGGCCCTCCTCGGACTCGCTGATATAGCTCATCCTCGCCATGACCGCCGGACGGTATCCGAGGTTCTCGGAAAGGTAGGACTCGACGGCGTCGAGGCGAGACTCGCAAGCGCCGGCGGCGGCGCGTGCGCGGCCCCTCTCCCTGCCCGAGGCGAAGGTGCACGCAACGACACCCCCGGGGCGGACCGCCCGGGCGGCCAGGAGGACCCTCTGGAGGGTGGCGGGGGAGACGTGGGAGGTGAAGTCCAGGTATGCGGAGGAGAGAGGGGCGGGGAGGAGGGGGAGGACGTTCCCGACGTCGGACACGGTGACGGTGACCCCGGGATAGGACTCGCAGAACAGGACCGCGGCGCTCGGGTCAGAGTCGACGGCGATCATGGAGGCGTCGGGGACGCCGAGGCCGCGGAGCACGGACGCGTCCCCGCCCTCGCGGGAGCAGAGGAACAGGTGCGGGCCGCCGACGAACAGGGCCTCGCCGAGGCTGTCGCGGACGGCCTCCCACACCCTGAGGCGGACCGCCTTCTTGGCCCTGGAGTCCCCACGGTATGAGGAGAACCGGGGCATCGGACGGAGTCGGACGGGCGAAGGAGGGCGCGCGGCCATGAAGTCGCGGACGGCCTCCATGACGGCGGAGCGGAACTCGTCGAGGACGATGTCGCGGACGAGAGAGCCGGGGGTCATCAGCGCAGGACTCCGCCGGACATCTCGTAGCACTTCCTGAGATGGTCGAACGTCATGTGCTTGGCCGCGGTCCTGTCGGTGCCGGCGGAGACGATCCGCGGGACCACGCCAGTATCGTCGATCGACGCGATCTCGACGACCCTCTTGGCGACGTTCTTGTTGTACGGCTTCCCGCGCCAGGTCTGTCCGACGGCGAGGCCCATGTCGCGGGCCGGCTTCGGGAGCCTAGACTGCTCCTTGCGGGCCTTGCGCGTGGCGGCGGCCTTCCTGCCGGCCCTCTGCCTGACGGAAGCCCTTTCGGCATGCTCGTTGGCCGAGGTCTCCTCGGGGTCGTCCGAGCCGTCGTCCCGGTCCGCGGAGGGTCCGGCGTCCATGAGCTCCTCCATGAGGATGTCGCGGACGGCCTGGCGAATGTCCTGCCCGACGACCTCACGAACGATGGTGCGGATTGCTTCACGAAGCTTCATGGCTGTCTCCTGACAGCAGCTTACGCCGGACACGATCCAATTTACGCAGGATCACCCCGGGGAGGGAAACGGTCCAGGTGGATGCCGCGATGGACGCCAACGCTGACGGGATCCGCCTCGACGGCCGGCTTCATGGAGTCGAGCGCCAGGTCCCTGAGGGCGCCAAGGTCGTCCGCGGTGTCGGAGAGCCGCTTGAGGAGGGCAGCACTGGTGCGAGGACGGGCCGTCCGGGAGGCAACCTCGGTGCGGAGCGACGCAATGGCCTCGAGGACGGGCGTGTCAGGACGGGAGGGCTGGTGGTGCGAGGACGCTATCGCGGCCGCGAGCTCCGACACGGCCTTCTTCACGAAGTCATGCCTGGACGACGAGGCCAGGGCCTCGGCCGAGGCAGACTTGTCCAGATCCGCGAGCCTCTTCCTTACGGAGTTCAGCTGGTGGCCAAGGGCGGAAGTCTCGAGCCCGGCCGCCTCGTGCTTCCTCTGCATCTCTATGGCGGCCTCCTCGGCGGAGGCGACCCCGTCCTTGAGCTCGTCCACGATGTCCGACAGGCCCTTGACGGTCTTGGCCAGTTCGAGGAGCGTGCTGAGGACCATGGAGTGCGACTTTGCCTGCGCGCCCAGCATCCCGGTGATGGAGTCCAGGACGGAGAGGACCGCGGACTGGGCGCCGGCCTCCGGGGCGGAGGCGGGGGTCTGATCCGGCGGAGCCTCGGCCTCGGCCTCCGCGCTCTCAGGATCGCCGTCGGGCTCCGGGTCCCGGACGGGCTCTATCTCGAGCTGGACCTCGGGGGTGTCCAGGGGGGCCGACTCCGGGAGGGCGTGGTCCATGTCGCACGGGGAGTCAGGGAAGAGGAGCGTCATGAGGCAGTTGGGGCCCTTCTCCTTCCACTCGTAGATTCTCCGGAGGAGCTCTCTGTCGGCCGCCTCGTACACGACGGGGCTCCCGGAGGCCCGCACGGCGCCGACCTTCACGAGCGCGTCCATGAGCGGAACCTGCCACGTGGGGGTCCATGCGGCCCTCTCCTCGAACTTGTCGCCCCGCCTGGCCTTGAACAGGGAGGATCTCGACTGGGGCTCCGGGACGGACAGGAGCTTCTTCAGCACCCCGACCGAGACGTCCATCTTGCCCTTCCTCTCGGCCTCCTTGGCGGCGTACCTTCTGTTCCTCATCTCGGCCTCGCTTGTTCCGAAGGTGTCCGCGACCTCCCCGATCTCGTCCTCGAGAATCGCCACGCTCCACAGACCGCCGGAGTTCGATTTCTCGTACATCTCCACGCCGCAGATCCGGCGCGACGAGACGTAGCCCTTCTTCATCATCGCGTCCACGACGGACCTCTGGAGCTTCCTCCCGATCGTCCGGGGCCCGCGCGGGCCGCCGTACGCGGGGAAGATCTCGTCCAGGGTCATCGGCAGCTCGGACTGGGCGAGCACCGTGGCGGCGTACGCGATGATCCAGCGTCTGGCTTCAAGTCCGGGCACGTGACAGCTTACGCCGGGCGGGACAGGACTTACGGCTTGACGGCCGTCATTCCCTCGCACGAAACGATCGGCGTCCCGCTCCGATCGGTAAGGCCGGACACGACATGAACATACGTCCTGCCGGTTCCGGCGCGGCCAAGATAGTCCAAAGGCGGCCCGATGTCGAAGGCCGTCTTGCCGCAAGAGGGGCACTTCAGAAGCGGAATGTCGTCCAGCATCTCCCCCGGAGACCAGTTCCGAACGTCGTGGACGACGGAGGAAGACGGGGCCTTCGACGGGACGGCCATCCCGTAGGCGCGGACGAAGGCTTCTCTCTGGAAGACGACGGTGTCGCCGCCGCACAGGGCGTCGACCCAGACGGCCCGGTCCGAGGGGCTCGACTTCCAGACCCCGGTCACGCTGAGGATGGCGCCGGGCTGGCAGAACTTCAGGAATCGCGGGTCCTGGAGGGAATGCTCCAGGTCGTCGGCCCCGGGCGGGGAGGACCGCCTCCAGACGTCACCTACCTGAGGAAATGGCATGACGGAACCCTACGACTCCGTAACCTCGCGGGCCGGCTCGTCCCTGCGGGCGCGCTCCTTGAGCGAGTCCGCGTGCTTCCCGTAGCAGTCGGCGCTCCCGTGCGAGTAACGGACTTCCTCGCCGTAGCGCCTGCACAGCGCCTCGTAGTCCTCGATGTCGTCCCTGATCGCCGACATGATGCTTCCCATGCCGGAGGGTACACCTAGGCTGCGAGGACGGCCGAGACGATGCGCGACCAGTAGAGGTCCTTCATCCGGGCGACCGCCTCGGGCGAGTGCTTCCTGCCCGTGGACGCGGCGGAGATCTTCGCCCTGGTCTCAGGGCTCGCCCGGTAGACGCGGCGCCTCTCGAGGAGCTCCGGGCGGCTCTGGGCCTCGCGGACGGCGGCCGAGTGCCTGGCCTTCACTTCGGGGTCGGAGAAAGCCTCCTTCGCCGCGGCGGAGATCCTCTCCTTCACTTCGGGGCGGGCGTTCGCGAGACGGGCGGCCTCGGACTGACGGGCCCTGGCGTCAGGATCGCTGAGGGAGGCCCTGAGAGACTCGGCGATGCGCTCCCGGTAGGCCGGGTCGTCCTGAAACGCCCGGCGCCTCTCTTGGACGGCGGGGTCGGCCATCACGGACTTCGCGGCGGCCGATCGCCTGGCCCTGGACTCCGGAGTGTTGAGCGCGGCCTTGGACCTGGCGCGAGCCTCCGGCGTGTGGCAGGCCCCGATGGTGACCGGGTGCTTCTCACGGAAGCCGGGGCGGTCCCACGGATTGCGAACGGGGTGCGGCTGGTGATCACCACCAGACTTGAAGTTGAAGCCCTTCTCCGGGTTCGTCGTGTCGAAATGGGCTACCCATCGCTTCTCCGCCTCGTTCGCGGAATCGAGGTCATGGCAAACCTCGAGAACCTCGTGCGAGAATGCGTCTTTACCGTAAACGCGAATGGCGTTCGCAAAGTGTGACCATCCTTTCATCTTTCCGTTTGCGGTGTAGACGTGCTGGTTCCAGCGCTTCAGCATCGTCTTCTTCGTCTGTCCGACGTAACGACGCCCGGATTCGGTGTGGATATGACAGTAGATGGTGAATACGACTGAGGCCGCAGATCTCTCCGCGGCCTCACCCGATTTGTTGACTGAACTCATGATCTGAGATTAGCACAGGCCTTTCAGCCCGGCAATCTCAAATCGGTCTCAAAGTCTGATGCGAACCTGCATCGTAGCCACAATGTACTCGAGCGGGAAGACCGGGACGTAGATGGCCTCCGCGCGGAGGATCGTCGGGTCGTTCGCGTCGGTGAAGACCGCGAGCCCGGCGACCTTCGCCACGATCTGCTGGTCGATGAGGTTGCCGAACGCGCCGGTCAGCTGGGTCTCGACGGACTTGATGATGGCCCCGGTGAACTTCTGGCCGATGTACGGGTCGAGGACCTTGCGGATGGTCTGCTGGACGAACTGGATCGTCAGCGTGACGGACGGGGTCCTGGTGATGACGGTGTCGGTCCGGGTCGTCAGGCCGTGGCGGATCCGGAGGCCGGTGTCCACCTGCTCGACGACCGTGACTCCGGAGACCGCCGTGGCGTTCGCGTCGGTCGGATCGAGGAGCCTGCCGAGGTTCTTGAACCCGATGAGGGACCTGCGCGTGATGGGCGTCGCGACGTCCACCGACGGGTTGCAGGTGGAGCCGGCCAGGGCCGCGGCGGCGTACGAGCCGTCCACGAGCTGGTCGAACGAGTTCCCCTGGTCGTCCGTCAGGGTGATGACGAACGAGTCGGGGTACGTGACGATCATGAGCTCGGACGAGAGGCCCCGGGCGATGGCCTGGACCCCGAGCGGCGACGTGCCGACCGCGACGCCGACGATGCCGGTGCGCTCGCCCTCCTGCCTCGGGCTGCTCATGAAGACGCAGTGCTGGTTGAGGTACGAGAAGATCTGCGGGTCGGTGGCCAGGGGCGTGATGACGTCCGGCTTGACCGAGCCGCTGATCGGCTTCTGCTGCTCGTCGATGGCCGCCACGTAGGACTGGAGGGTCGCCTGCGAGGAGCCCGGGGCCCTCTGGACCTGCTTCAGCCCGAGGAGGACCGCGCCGTTCAGGAGCGCGAAGCGCGCGCCGAGCGAGAGCGGATTGTCCGGGGTCGGAGGCCCGAAGGACTGCTGGATCTTCTTGTTGTCCCGGTAGAGGCCGGTCGCGAGGTCCGTCTTCGCGTAGTCGTACGAGACGTAGTAGACGTCGCCGATCTTCGGGTGCGTCCCGGACCTCGGGTACGTCGTGAGGACCGCCGTGGTCCCGGGGTTCATGTTGTTCGTGTTGAACACGGTCGTCTCGACGCCGCCGATGCACCTGAGGGGGATCGTCCCGTCGCAGGTGAAGGTCTGGCCGACGGCGAGCTTGAAGCTGCCGCCGTTGTCGTAGTCCCCGGCGGTGGCCGGGAGGACCGTGAAGCGGAGGCCCGTGGTCGCGTCCGTGTAGGTCTGGCCCGGGAACCCGGTCCCGTGGGAGCCTGCGAGGCCGGCCGAGCTGGAGACCGTGTACCCGGCCTGGGCGTTCTCGCCGACCGCGGAGCTCGAACCCGGGACGATCCCGAGGCCGGTGTCCGTGACGAAGGCAGTGCCTGCGACCGAGGTGAAGGCGATCGTCGAGGTGGACCCGGTCGACCTCGAGTTGATCTCGAGGTAGTTCCCGAGGCCCGGGACGGGGAGCCCGTACGCCACGGCGAGGGCGCCGAAGGCGACGTTCGCGTTCAGGGCGCTGGCGATGGCCTTCGCCGTGGGCTGAAGGCGCTGGGCGAGCGCCCCTCCGACGAAGCCGAGGACGTCGTTGGCGGTCCCGGTGCTCTTGATCCCGACGTTGGAGATCTGAGAGTTGACCCTCGAGGAGAGCCACAGCTGGCCGGCAATGGAGCCCGTGCCCGTGTGGGCGACGAGCTCGGAGAGCGTGGCCGTGGCCGCGTCGACGAGGTCGTTCGTCCCGTGGACGTGGTAGATGCCCTGGAGCTGGGTCCGGTGGGCGTTGTACGAGCCGAACGTCGTCGCGTAGCCGATGGCGTTCGCCAGGGCGATGACCGACGCGAGCCCCGCGGGCCCGACCGTGGTCGCGTTCGGGGCGACGATGACGTTCGTCGTGTCCGCCACGGCGTGGTACGCCGTGGACGCGAGGTGGACGTTGAGCTTCGCCTTGATCTCGTTGGCGAGGGCCGCGAAGTTCGTGTACGGGCCGCCGGGGCCGTCCGGGACCGTGATCCCGAGGATCGTGTCCGTGACGTCGTTCACCTTGTGGACGCCCGACTGGAGGTAGTGAGCGTTGATCTTGGCCTTGAGGTCCGTGAGGAGGGCCTCCTCCGTCAGCTGGTCGACGGCGATGGCGACCGTCTCGGCGTTGACGGTGTCGTCGAACCCGTGGACGCCCTTCTGAAGGAGGTGGAAGTTGTACTTCTCCTTCAGGTCGTGGGCGAGCAGGATCGCGGTCGGGAGGTCCGTACAGGCCGGGAGGGCCGTCGGATTGACGGTGTCGCTCAGCTGATGGACGCCGGCCTGGGAAAGGTGGGCGTTGTAGTTCGTGCGGAACTCGTTGATCAGCGTGATGCTGGTGACGAGGTCCGTCGCGTTCGGCGACACGACCGGGTTCACCGCGTCTGCGATGAGGTGGTACGTGACCGACGGGATGTGGGAGTTGAAGGTCGCCTTCAGGTTGTTCGCCAGGGCGACGAGGTCGGCCGTGTACGTGGCGACGTCCGCCGCGGGGGCGACCGCGAGGTAGCCGTCGTTGATGGCGGTGACGACGTCCTCCAGGGTGGTGGCCGCGCCGGACGGCAGCGTGACGCCGAAGTCCAGGCCGTCCACGCTCATCTGGAAGTTGTTGTTCAGGCCGGACGTGATGTTGTACGGAGCGACCTTGGTTCCGACGAGGGTCGCCGGCTGGTTCATCGCGCTGTAGGAGCCGGCCGCCGACATGTTCGGGGCGAGCCCGAACTTCGGGGAGCCGTCCGTCTGGCCGCCGGAGGTCGGGACGAGGACGAGGACGCTCGAGGTCAGGCCGTTCGTGAACGACTGGACGTTCCTGCCCTTGACCTGCAGGAGGGCCTGCGTCCCGTACGAGGTCGCGGAGGCGAGGGCGTTCGGCGCGGTCGAGAGGAACGTCGGGGACCCGTCCGCATGGACCTGAGCGTCGAGGTCGACGAAAGCGTTGATCGCCGCCGCGGCCGCGGCCACCGAGAGCGACAGCGAAACGTCGATCGGGCCGAGCGTCACGCCGTCGATCACCAGGACGATCCGGTCGGTCGCCAGCGGGGCGACCGGGTTGGTGACGGGGTTCCCGACGAGGACGGCCTTGTACGCCGTCGCGAGGTTCGGGGACACCGCGGGAGTCCCGTCGACCACGACGCCGCCGAAGATGCTGCTGGCGGAGTAGATGTCGTACGGCTCTTGCTGGGCGTTCGAGAACGAGGCGTGGGACGCCGGGTTCAGCGAGTTGCTGAAGAGGACGGTCACGGTCTCGGAGACGGGGGTCCCGGAGCCGGTGTGGAACGCGTCGGGGAGGTACTCGACGCCGGACGGCCACTGGACCGTCTGGGAGAGACCGGACTTCGTCCCGTACTTGGCTCCGAAGAGGTTGGCCCCCGTCGCGCTCGACTCGATCGTGTACTGTCCGACGCCCGAGGGGCCGGAGGTCACGACGCTGAAGGTGAAGGCGCTGTCCGAGATCCGGTTGTACCAGAAGGTGGCGAACGCCTGATAGTCGGCGGGGACCGGATCGCGGAGGACGAAGGTGTTCGTCGCCGAGTCGGCCTCGAGGACGACGACCGACGGACGGGCCGCGGCGTCGCGCCACGTCTTGCCGACGTGGACGGTGACGAGGTCCGGGCGGTTCGTCGGAAGGTCGATCCTTCCGTTCGTGATCGTCTGGTAGAGGGAGACGCCGAGGGGCGTATCCCTGCCGTTGCCGGTCGTCGGCGAGAGCGGCGTCACGAACTTCGTCTCGGAGACGGTCGCGGTGAGCGGATCCGTGAACCTCGCGCAGGGGACGCCGTAGATCCGGTTGTCGACGAGGAGGCCGGTGATCTGGGTGGAGTCGAAGGTGGTGAGGCCCGTCTTCTCGCCCGCGGTCACCAGGAAGGCCGTTCCCCACTGGATGATCGACTGCTCGCCCTGGTTGATGACGACGAAGTCGGGTCCGTTGAGGTAGTCGCGGCGGTTGGGCGCGATGCCCACGTTCCCGACGTTGACGATGTTGCTGTTCGGCAGGTAGTCGAACGTGTCCTGCCACGTGTTGAAGTAGTACGTGATGGCGACCGTCGAGCCGGGCTTCGGCGCAAACGGAAGGGTGACCATCGAGTTGGCGCCGTCGAGGGTCTTCGCAAGGACCTGGACGCCGTTGACGATCACGACGACCCTGGAAGGATCCGTCGTGGTGATGCCGCCGCTGGAGCCGTCGACGACCGGGCCGTTGAGGACGCGGAAGGCCGCGTTGCGGGCCGTGCTCGTCCCGGGATTGAACCCGAACACGCCGTTGGCGTTCCCGGATCCGATGAGGATGTTGCCCTGAGCCTGGAGCTGGACGTGGTTCAGGCCCGCGGCGTCGACGTGGACGGACGCGCTGAGGCCGGTCACGGCCGCAGCGTTGATGTCGTTCGCGACGTCCGAGGCGGCGCGGCCGGTGCCGACCGTCAGCGCGATCGAGACCTGGAGGACGTCGTCGACCGTGACGGCGAAGGTGTCGTTCACGCCGGCGAGGACGCTGTACGTCTCCGCCTGCGGAGCGACGAGGACGGCCGGGGTCGTCGTGACCTGGGACGAGACGTCGTCGGTGATCCGAGTATCGCCGCGGTGGAAGAAGTAGTTGATCGTGACGACGTCGTCCGCCTGGGGCGGGATCAGGAGCTGGACGATCCCGTTCGCCCCGTCGACGGACGCGACGACGGACTGCTGCCCGTTGACGGTGGCCG